GCTAGAGGCGATTAAAGCCGATGTTGAAGAAACGCTTAACCAATACAGAAATGATATCAGACCGTGGTCTGCTTACGTTGACTGTTTAAAAGATGAGAAGAGAGATCGTGTTAAGGCCCTTAATGGATCTACACGTATGTTCTCAGCTTGTTCTTTTAATAAGTTACTTCTTTTAGGAAGGATGTATTTTGGTGCTTTCATGGCCATGTTTACACGTCTTAATATACAATTAGGACACGGTATTGGAGTTAATCCTTACAGCAAAGATTGGGACACAATGTCACGCGAACTTTTAAGGTTCGTTGGTAGACACGGTGTTCCACAATTTGGTGCAGGTGATTATAAGAAATATGATGGTAGTGAACAACAAGCTGTTTTATGGCTTATTTACGACATTATTGCTCGTTGGTACGGTAGCTCTGATAAAGAAGCTAATCTTATCCGTAAGTATATATGGAGTGAAGTTGTTACCTCAGTCCACATAACTAATGGAGATATCTTTGAATGGGATTCTTCCTTAGCTAGTGGCACTTGGCTCACTGCGCTTATTAATTCTATTTATAATCATTTATGTTTTAGGATTTCCTTTCAGTTCGCTGGACAGGATGTTAGAACATTTAATGCCAATGTAGTGCTTTATGTTCTTGGAGATGATAATGTATTTTCTGTTTCGTCAGACTTAATTGATATCTTCAATGAGCTCACTATGCCTGGTTTAATGGCCAAAAGTGGGATGAGTTATACCACTGAATCTAAAGGTGTCGCAACCTCTAAGTTCAGACGTTTAGAAGATGTAGATTTTCTTAAACGCTCATTTCGTTACGATCCTAAACTCAATCGATGGGTCGCCCCTATACAGATAAAGTCTATCGCAGAAATGCTTAATTGGACTCAGAAAGGTATATTGGGTGATACTATTGCCGTAGATAATGTAGGTTCCGCTATAAAGGAATTTGCATTACATGGAGAAGAAGTTTTCAATGAATGGGTCCCGCAGCTTTTAGAGCTGAAGACTCGTTATTATGAAGATATATACCCTAATGCCCCATTCCATCAAGATTTTGACACAGCTTATAAAGATGTGCTCAAAACTGAATGGTGT